ACAAAAGTATTGTATGGTAAAAAATCTAAATTGGTTGATGCCGATGAAAAAAATTCTTACAAAAAAAGACGTTTATGTAATGGTATTGCTAAGTTTTATGTTAAAATTGCTCAAATTTATGCTGCTGTTGTAAAAGCATTAAATCCACAATTAAAGTTTAAAGATAAAAGAGGTTCTTTATCCTCATTTGATATGTCTGAAACAGGTTCATTAATTATGGAAAAAAGTGAAAAAGATAAAATATTTGAACGTGTTGAATTTAGTATTTGTGGAAAAATGCGTGAACAATTATCAAGCGATAGTTCTTTAAAAGTTGATGACCAAAAAAATATATCTATAAAACCTGAATTTTGCAAAATAACTTCACATTTAAAAGACGAAGCAGGTATAATTGAATTGGAAGAATTATTTAGAGATAATTATGATTATGATACCGGTGAATATAAATTACCTAACGACCCAAATAGTATGAAGCAATATATGAATATTTATAAAAAGTTTGTTAAAATTTTTACTGGTAAAGAATATATTGGTGAAGAAACACCATCCGTTTTACCTTTATTTAGTAAAATTGTATTAAGTGATTTTGAAACGTGTAAAAATGTTGATTATACAGAAGATAGAACAAAATTTATTAAACCTTATAAATTTTCAGAACCTAGTATTTCTGAAAATACAGAAACATATGTAAAAGATAAAATTACTTCTTTCTATGAAGATGAATATTTATTATTTGTAAAATATGCTAAAGTTCTTAAAAATTTTTTAATTAAATTAAATGAAGATGAAATAAAAGTATTATCTATTTTAAATTCGTTATTTGTATTTATTGAAAAAGATGAAGATGTTGGAAATGACATTAAAGAGAAAAAAGAAAGTGTAATGATACACCCTGATTTAACAGATGAAAAATTAAATAAAGTTGCTATTGATGCCAGAGATAAAATATTAGATTTATATTTAAATTGTAAAGAATCACAAACAGAACTACACGGAATATATAGAGATATTTTAATTATTAGAAGCAGTATTAAAACATTAAAAAAATAATAATTTATATAATAAAATTAAAAATAATTTATTATATATTTGGTTCATAATTACATTCAGTCAAATATATATTTATTAGTTTTTAAAATTATTTATAATTATTGCTAATATCATTACTATTACTAATGTCATTATTATTACTAATGTCATTATTATTACTAATGTCATTATTACTAATGTCATTATTACTAATGTCATTATTATTATTAATTTTTTTTTCAAAATTAACTTCTTTCAAAAAATTTTCTGCTATTTTATAACCATCATCTAAATATTTTTTTCTAGATTCTTTACATGTTATTGCAGCAATAAAATCTTTTTCATTAACACCATTAGTGTCAAACACAATTTCATTTTTTATATTAAACATTTTTTTTGTATGTAATTTTTTTATAAAATGACCAATATATAAATTTAATATATCTAAAATATTATTATTTGCATCTATCTTTACAATTTTATTATTTTTAATTGTCTTAGTTTTTTTGGTAACAAAACCAATAACATTATTTGTATTATTTGATTTTTTAAAATATGACGATAATGGATAATTATTTAATAAACCTCCATCTATAAAACATTTTTCATTATAAAAGCAAGGTGGAAACACCATTGGAATAGCACAAGACATATATAATGCTTTAATTAATGGTAAATCGGGATAATTTTCATGAGATATTATTTCTAATTTCATTGAAATTAATTCTGTTGTATGAAAATATATGTTTATTTCTGAAAATTCATAAAATTCTTTTAATGTTATATCAGTTGAAAGTGATTTACCTAATAACAATGAATTTATAATAGTAGAAAAGAAATCAATATCCAATAAACCATTATTATTATAAAAACCAACCATTTGTGATAATTTTATTTCAAATACATTTTCCCAAGGACGTTCTATTATATATTTATATACTTCATCTTTATCATAATTTAAACAAAATATAACTGCAATAACCGAACCAGCAGAAGTTGCAAAAATATTTTTTATTTTTTTTCTATCTATAAAACCATTTTCTTGCAAACAATATAAAGCACCAAGTTGATAAAATCCAACATGACCTCCACCTGAAAATACAAATGAATCAATATTATTTTCCATTATTTTAAATAATATTTATTTTTTATATTTTTTTTATATTACAAGTAAAAATATAAAAAATAAATTATTATTATATAATAATAATGTCATCTATTTTTAATTTTAATAACAATGATGATGATGATGATGATGATTATGCTGGTAAAATTGACATTGACGAATTATATGAAAAAAAACAACAAGATGATTTAAATAAACTAACTACTTATAAAAAAATACTTGCTAAAGTTCATAATAAAATAAAAATTACATCAAGACAAGATAAAAATATACAATATTGTTGGTATGTTGTTCCAGAACTAATACTTGGATTGCCACATTATACTAATAGTGATTGTATAGCTTATCTAATGAATGAATTAAATGAAAATGGGTTTTCAGTTAATTATACACACCCAAATCTAATATTTATTAGTTGGGCTAATTGGGTTCCAGCTTATGTAAGAAATGAAATAAAAAAGAAAACAGGAATACAAATAAATCAATATGGTACTATAACCAATAAACCTGCTGAAAGTAATAATAATTTAACTCCTTATTCAAATTCAAATAATAATAGACAAAATAATAATAACAATAATAGCAATAATAGTAATAATAATTCTTCAAAATCTATTTATAACGCAGATATACTTAGTAAATTTAATTTTAAATTTAATAAATAATTTAATAAATAATTTAAACAATATTTTTTTCTATAAACTGACTTAATGCTTCAGCTTCTACTTTATCTTCAAATTTTGTAACTTTCTCGCCATTTTGAATTACAATTGTTGGAAAACTTTCAACATCATATTTTTCCATATCTCTTTTCATATCTTGTGTTTCTACACTACAATCAATGTACTTAAAACTAACCTTTTTATTATTAATGGTTCTATTATTGTATTTAGATTTAAGATCGTCTACAATAGGTTTTGCTTTAGTACAATGAGGACACCAATCAGCAAAAAAGAATATAACTTCTGCTTCATTTTCGTCTGAACCAGTCATACCTTCTTTAGTGTCTAATTCTTTAACACGATACATATAATCACGCACATAATATAAAACTAATAATAATATTACAACAATTAATAATCCTACAAATAATAATTTTTTATTTTTATAAATTTTTGAAATAAGTGATGATAATTTAAAAGAAGATAACACTTTTGTAAACATTGTATATAATATATATAAATATTTAATTTAAAACATAATATAAAAATAATTAAAGAATACAATTTAAATATAATAATGCTATTCAAGAATAGTAAGGGCGAAATAAAAAAAATAAATAAATTAGATTTTAATAATGATAAAGAATATTATATTTGCATAAAGAATTTTATGAATATTGAAAATAATAATTCATTATCACATAATATTTCAATAAATAATCTTTTAAACAAAATACAAATATTAATTTAATAATAATAATAATATGTATTAATTATAATATTATTATTATATATGGGCAGAAATCAGTCAAAAAAAAATAATAAAAGAAAATATACTCGTAAAATTAAAAAAAATCATTATTTCTCAAAAAATGATTTTGGTAGCGGCGATGGTATGTTGACAAGTGTATGGGGACCATCATTATGGCATACATTACATACAATTAGTTTTAATTATCCTGTGAAGCCTACTACTAAAGATAAATTAAATTATAGAAATTTTGTTTTACAATTAAAATATACTTTACCTTGTAAATATTGTAGAATGAATTTGCGTAAAAATTTTAAAGAATTACCATTAACTATGGGAAAAATGAAATCACGTGAAATTTTCTCTAAGTATATATATGATTTACACGAGTTAATTAATAAAATGTTAAAAAAAAAATCAAATCTTACTTATGAAGATGTATCACAAAGATACGAACATTTTAGAGCTCGTTGTAGTTTAAAATTTGATTTTGAAAATAAAAGCAAAACACACAAAAAAGGGTGCGTTATTCCATTTCATAAAGTAAAAAGTAAGGGTATTGTTAAAATTGTTCCAATGCAAACAAAATGCGAATCTTTACAAATTGATGATAAATGTTTTGAAGTAAATAATTAATTATACATTTCAGTAATAAAATTATAAAAATATTAATGTTTTATAATTTTATTTTAACTACTATTTTAGAAATTACTAAAATCTGCTAATACTGATTGAGGTAAATAGTTATCAATATTATTATTATTCATTAATGAATTAGGACCATAATTATAATCATTATTTTGATTGTTATTATTATTTTGAATAACATTTTGTTGAGTTTGTAATCTTGGAGTTACTACATCTGTATTTTGATTATTATTATTATTAACTAAATTTTGAGTATTTTCTTGTCTTGCTAATTGTCTATCTCTTCTTAATTCTTGTCTTTCTTGGCGTCTTTCTTCTCTTTCTTCTTGTCTTTCTGAAGAGTATGGTGCACTTCCGAGTCCAGGACAAGTAGGACAAACAGGTGGAACAACTTGTGTTTTTAAAATATATTTATCATTTTCGAATAAAGGAACAGAACTTTCATTAAAACTACTTTGGCCATTATACATACTTACATCTACAGAATATTTATTACCTTCACTATCTATAATTATTCTGCTATTATTATTATTAACATTTCTAATTAATGTAATAGAATTACCTTCAGTTGATGTAAATGTTGTAACTGAAACATCCGCATTGTTAACATTTAATTCTACAGCATTATTATTTACAATATATTTTGTTCCATCTGGTGATTCAATTATTTTACCATTTGGACCTGAAACAATTGTTAAAGTATTTCCATCAGGCCCAGTATATACAACTCTTGTTACATTATTTAATATAGAACCTGTATTTTCTACATTTGATACACATTCATATTCACGTTCACTTGAGCAACCATTTTTAATCCAATGATCTTTTGCCTGCTTAATTTTATCTTCATTACTTAAATGAATATAACTATCTCTTAAATCTTGATTTCTTGCTAAATAACATAAAGATTGGGTATCTGTAAGTTGAATATTACAACGATCAGTTAAACTTCCAGAACCAGACCCAGACCCTGAACCTGAACCTGAACCAACCGCTGAACAAGAACCGGAATCAGAACCAACTTCTGAACCAGAACCAGAACCAGAACCAGAACCAGAACCAGAACCAGAACCAGAACCTGAAGCTGAACCTGAACCTGAACCTGAACCTGAACCTATAGATGAAGAAAAATTACAACTTTGTTCTGGTGAACTGGTTTCACTTGTTGATTCTGGAGATCCGTTTGAACTAGATATTTTTTCCATTTCTGGTGAACTAGTATCTACATTTTCAACATTGTAAGTATCAATTACATCTTCATTATTAACTGACCTTGCGTTTACACTTGTTTCTATTTCTTTAACTTCTTTAGAATTTAATAAACTTTTAATTTCATTTATAGAATCTTCTAAAGCATCATGACTATGATCAGGTTGACTATTACTTGTAGTAGGATTTAATAAATCCATTACAGAACCTCCATTTGCTAATGCTTGTATTTGTTTAAACATATTCGCGTCATCAACTGAAGCAGTTTCAGGGATTTCTACTTGTAAACCTTCTTGTGTATTTGTAAACCACGCCCAGGCAAGAGGAAATAAAACTAATAATGCAAGCAATATTAACATAAATTTTATACCTTTTTTCATTACTATATTATACTGTTGATATAAAATATTATTTTAAAAATTGATTTATATTATATAAATTAAATTAAATAATATACAAAAATATGCTAAAAACATCTTATGAATTAGAAAATTATGATTTTGAAATTGGAATAGATGAAGCAGGGCGGGGACCTTTATTCGGTCGTGTTTATGCTGCTGCCGCTATTTTACCTAAAGATAATTCTTTTAACCATAAAGATATGAAAGATAGTAAAAAATTTACTTCAAAAAAAAAAATTAATGATATGTCTAATTATATAAAGGAAAATGCTATTGTATGGTCAATACAATATGAAGATGAAAAAGTAATAGACCAAATAAATATATTACAGGCAACATATTCTGCTATGCATAAATGTATAAAAGATGTTAGAGAAAAATTAGAAATAATAAATGTTAATAATAACTTAAAATATACAGAATTATTAATGGTTGATGGAAAATTCTTTAAACAATACACATTCTATAAAGATGGTGAAATACAATTTATACCTTCAATATGTATTGAAAAGGGTGATAATGCTTACACAAATATTGCGGCAGCATCAATACTTGCTAAAGTAGCTAGAGATAGTTATATTGAAAAACTATGTGAAAAACATACTGATTTAATTACAAAGTATAAAATAGATACTAACAAAGGTTATGGTTCTAAACATCATATAGATGGTATTAAACAACATGGTGTATGTCAATTTCATAGAAAAACATTTGGATTATGTAAAACACAAGAATTAAATATAGTATAAATTAAATTTATTTTAACATAATATTAATTAACAATACAATTAATATTATTTTTTATATTCTAAATTTAAGATAATCCAAACCAACTATATGATAAATAATTAGCGCTATCATCAGTGGTTGGTCTTGGTGATAAATTAACTAAACTTACACCTCTTTTCATTATATTTTCTATTTCACGTGTTCCAATAGCATTATCATAATAACGCATATTTGAAATATAACCATCAAAACCTCCATTTAGACCTGTATAAACATTTCCATAATTTTGCTTAGGTAATGATTGCAAAACGTGTCTTCTTGCTATTGTACCATTAATATAAAGATCAATAGTTTTATTTTTACAGCGAACAATAATACTAAACCATTTTTGCATTGGTAAATCATCTATTTCTATTTTTTCCATAATATTTTCAAAAGTATTTACTAATAAAACTAGTTTATTAGTAGTTGGAGAAATGTATAAACCAGGACTATTATTTGGAAAATTTAATCCACTTGTCATTACAAAATCATCTTTACTATTAATAATATTAGGTTCATACTCTATGTTACCAACCATATCTAATTCAGATTGTGAAGGTGAACTATTATCAAAATTTGCTTCACCTTTATGGAAAATATGTCTATACTTACCTTTATTGTAATCTAAATCTTCAATAAATACCCATAAAGACCATGTAAATTCTACACCTGTTTTTTCATTATTTGACCTTTCAATTAAAACAGAATTTTCTTTTGATGGATCTTGCTCATAACTCATATAATGTTTACCATTAACTATACCATTAAATAAATATGGAGAAGAATCATTCATGTAAAAAAATTTGATTAGATTTAATCCTAACTGAAATACAATTAAAAAAACAATTATTACTAATATTGTAAAAGCAAAATTCATAACTAATCCATTTGATTCTGAAAAACTAGTTGTCATTTTGCTTAAGCTATTAATAGAAGAAGCATATGGTGAATTGGAACTCATTATATATAATTATATATAATAAATAGAAAACTATTTTATTCTTTACAAATACATTTTTAGTTACAATAGTAAATTAGTAACTAAATATAAAAATTAAATTGTTAATGATGCTGTTTCTGTGCCATTTTCTAAAACACTAAATTTAGCACCATAAGAATTTAATCCAAAAAATACATTATCCATATATTTACCTGTATAACCACTACTATAAATATTATAGGCTCTTTCTGGTGTTGATTCTTCGTCCCAAAATTGAAATCCCGATGTATTTCCGGCAAAACCACCATCTGGAGTAATTACAATATCTTCACTTCTACTTAATCTTGGAACACCGGGTAATAAACAACTTCTTGATAATTTTCCATCAACATAAACATCTAAAGTTTTATTATATACACTTAACATAATGTTAACCCATTTTTGTAATGGCACATTTGCTACACTACAAGTATGTGTAACATTGCTATCTTCATTAGTATTGGGATATACATCAACTTCAATATCAATATTATTTTGTGTTGGTGCTAAAGATACCAAAGGTCCTTGATTTTTAAATTCATCTGAACGACCAAAAATTACTTTCTTTTCGCCATATCTATAATTCCATTCACTTACATAAATCCATAGTGAATAAGTGCAATTCATATTTGGTATTTCCTCCTTAGGTAATTTTGCTGCTAATATTTTTTGCTCAACTTGTGCGTCAGCAAGTTCAGTTAATCTTATTTCACCACCAAATGATTGTGCAAAAATATAAACAATTAAAATGATTATCACTACAAAAATTATTGATTGTAATTCCATTATATAATTAAATAGATAATAAAAAAAATATCAATACTTTTATTATACTTTTATTATACTTTTATTATACTTTTATTTATAATGATTCTTCTAAACTATCACTTACATCTTCCGTTTCACTTTCAAATCTTTTAATAATATCATTTACTTCACTTTTTGATTGTCTTGATAATTTATTATAATTATTTTCTGTTTTTATACCAATCATAATTGATGTATCTTTGCTTTCTTGAATTACTTCTTTACTTTCTTGAATTACTTCTTTACTTTCATTAGCAATTTTATTTCCTGCTCCTGTAAAAAAGTTAGAAATTGGATTTATTACATTATTATTTGCACCTTTTACTGAATTGTTAAATAAATTAGTTATTGAACTAAATATACCTAAATCCATACTTTTCATAATATCTATACCAAAATCTTGTTCCATTGTTGTATTATTTTCATTCAAATAAAATGATTCATTTATTCTTTTAATAGAACTTAATGATAAAGGTTTTGAAAAATATGATACCTCTTTAACTATACCATTTAAACCATTATTTGAACCAATTATTAAAGGACTTTCCTTCAAATATGGTGCAATTTTTTTTGCTGTTGCTACTAATTCACCATTTATAAATACATCAAAATAATTTCCATAATAATTTATAACAACATGATTCCATCTTTGAATTAAAAAGTCAGTTGTTTCATAAACTACTAATTGGTTTTCCATATCATCAGTCATAATTACTCTAAATGTATTATTAGATTCATTATATTCAATATATGGATTATATCCATAATTAAAAATATTTACAAATGTATTCAGTTGGCCTTTCGGATTTATTTTTAACCACATACTTAAACCATAATTGTAATTATATAATTCTTTTGAATGTAATTTATTTTTTATTTCTTCATAATTTCCCATTTTATTTGCCTTTGATAATTCTAGTTTACCACGTGTTAAATAAATACCTTTAGGTTTATATAAATCACTCAAATTATTTATTGCTATTTTTTTAAATAAATATAAACCTATTAGTAAGAACTCGGCTCCTATTAAAGTTTTAACACTATTTGGCAATACACTTAATTCCAATTGTATTCTATTATATAAACTATTAGCGTTTTCCATTGTTGATTTACTTTTAAATTTATTGTCAATAGATTTTGAACTAACTGATTTTGAATTAACTGATTTTGTATTTAATGTTTCTTTTTTACCATCACCAAAAAACCAACTATAAAATGATTTTTTTTCATTTGCGCCGTTTATTTTTAATTTACCATTTACTGATTTATCTAATTTTGTTGTTGTTGTTGTTATTGTTGTTGTTGAGTTTAAACTAGTTGTTGATGTTTTTTCTACTCTATTATTTCTATTATTTTTAAATATTTGAAAAAATTTATATAGAAAAAATGTTACTATAGGAATTGCTAATAAAACTATACCTAAATAAAGTAAATAAATTGGATTTTTGTTGTAAAGAATATATCCTACATATAAAATAATAAAAGATGAAGCAAACATAACTGACATAATTACTACTTGTAATATTTGATTCAATGAAGTTGCAACCGATTTTGAAAAATTAAATAATTGCAAAAAAACTTGTATTAATAATAGATATAGTAAAAATATTAAAACATAATTTATATATTTTGTATTAAATAGTTTTGTTCCATTTATTTCAAAATTATTTATTTCACTATCATATCTTTTTAATAAATCAGAAAATACAAATATATACATTGCTATGTATAAACCAAAATAAACTATTGAATTTATTAAATATTCTGTTTCCATATATTTTAACAGAATATTTAATTTTTACTTACTTATTATAAATTACAAATTTTCGGATGCTGTTTTTCTACCATGACAATCACGACATAATGCTTCTAGATTAGAAACTTCATTTGTACCACCATATTCAAGACGTATTTTATGATCTACTTCAAACCACGCCGGTAATTTTTGTTTACAATGCGTGCAAGACCAATTTTGATTTGATGCAACCCATTTTTTCTTTGTTTCACTTACACTTCTCTTACTTGATTTTTTACCCGATTTCATTATTCTTTCTTGTTGACCATTATATTGAGGTGGTCGTTGATACATATGTTGTTGATAATTTGAATTGTATGTTGGATATGCTGTATTCGCACCAGATGTTCCTGTAAAATTTAATATTGGCATTAACATATTACTTGCTGTTCTATCAATCGGCATAAATCTTACAAATTCACTTGCTTGTGCTAACATATTTTTGCTGTGATTTGGATCTTTTTTTATTATTAAATACATTGATAATCCTATAAAAAAATACGTTGCCATTTTTCCATATTTTTTATACGATTTTAATCTATCAAAAAATACATTATCATAATACGCATTTAATACAAAGAAAACTGTAAAAGCTACTATTATAAGTTCAATTCTCATATATTATATATTTCTATTTTTATTATTAAACTATCTTTTAATTTTTTCTTTTTCTTTCGCTTTTTTTCTTTCTTGTTGTTGAATTATTTAAAGAAATGTGTTTTTTTCTTTTTTTTGTTTTCTTTCTTTTCTTTACTTTATTATCGGTAGAAGTACTTTTTATTTGTTTTAAATATAAATCTTTTGTTCCTTTCAATGGCACAACGGACTCTAATTCAAATGTAAAAGAACTTATATTTGAAATAGTTCCTTCTGAAGTTATTTGAATTCTTTTTACCCAATCTCTAAATTCTAAAACTGGTATTGGTTTTGTACTATATTTTAACAAAAATAATGTATATAACTCTTTAAACCGATCTGATATGAAATTTTCTGCACGTTGACTATAACTTTGCTTTCGTGGAGTATCCAAATTCATAACAGGAAAATATGCGTGGAAAAAACCCCATACATCTACATTTCTTAAAAATACTTCTTTAAAATATTTTGTAATATTAAAAGTATTATCTTCATTTCTAAATTCTACTATAATTTCAGCTATATATCTCATTACTACTTCATTATGACGAAACCTCCTTGAACCCATTAAATTTTGCAAAATCTTATTAATATGATCTTCATGACCTCTTCCATATGTTTCAGAAAAAGTTATATAAAAATTCATTAATTTTGGAATTAAACTTTCTACGGATACAGATTTTAATGTTTTTAAAGTACTATCTATAAAACTCAAAAAATCTCCATTTAACATTATTACTGAATATGGCATATTTACATGCAAAGGTCTTCTAAATTCTCTTGGTATTACATCGGGATCTGTAATAACAGTAGACAATCCCCAATCAACAATTTTAACATTATATTTATCATCAATCATTAAATTACTTGCTTTTAAATCTAAATGAAAAACATTCATTGCATTCATTGGTAAAACAGCATTTCCTAATAATTTTTCTAACGAAGCATTCATTTTATTAAATACTATCATATCTAATCTTGAATTTCTTAAAAAAGCATCTAAATCCATACCACCATCAGGTATTTGAATTATTTTTAATTTTTTTAGATTTTTATTAATATTATCTACACTAATTTTTTTTCTAACTAAAGAACTACATTTTAATGTGTAATTAATTTTATCTTCTTTTTTTAACTTTCTTGGACTACATATTTTATTTGGTAAAATAAAATAATCTTTATAATTTGGTATATTAGAAAGAATCTTTTCAAAATTATTTGTAATTTCAAATTCTTTCTTTGCGTTCTTTTTTATCATTAATTTTGAAACTACGCCTAATTTTACTTTATCTTCTTCATCTTTACAATTTATATTTGGACGAAATACACATCCAAAACCTCCTGCACCTATTACACTACCACCTTTTAAATCTGTACTATCTACCATATATAATGTATATAATTTATACAGATAATATTATAATACTATTAAATATATTTTATAATTTCTAAAAAAATGGAAATTAATATAAAAAAATTGATTTTATACATACAAATATGTTCAACTTTAAATAAATAATAATTCATTGCGTTTAATTATAATGAGTCAATGTGTAAAACAAGTTAACATTGTAAAACATGTTGATGGTGTAAAAGAAATTTTAAATGATAAAAAGAATTGTGTTATTTGTTTGGATATGATTGGAGTAAAAAATTCTTCAACTACAAAATGTGGTCATACATTCTGTCTTACGTGTTTACACGAAAATCTTAAAATTAGTAATAGATGTCCTTGTTGCCGTAAAAAAATACTCAAACAAAAACCGGAAAAACCACTTTCTAAACTTAATAAAAAATTGGCTATTCAAATGATTAAACAAGAAACCCGTGGTTGGGATTGGGATTTAATGATTGAATCATATACTTCATTTCCAGCACACTCAAGAATTACATTACAAAGTGATTTGCAAAGATTTGGCATTGAACTAACAAAAAGATTTATGGCATTTCAAATAAATGGTGATGAGGATGATGTTTATGATTCTGACGATGATTCAGATGATGATATAGAAAATCAACCAGGTGACTATATTGTAGATACTGACGATGATTCTGACGATGAATAATAATAAAAATAATAAAAATAATAAAAATAATAAAAATAATAAAAATAATAAAATTTCACTAATTTATAAAAATCTATAAAAATAAAAAATAACTAGTGCCATTGTAATAATTATTCCAAATGACATTATATAACTATAATTAAATGTTGAAGATATCTTACCATTATTATATTTTTTATATTCTAAATGATATCTATATAATGCATCTTCTAAAGTAATTGTCTCTTTAGGCTCATCTAATTCTTCATTTACTCTATTATGTATAAAATGAACCCACCTTATAAATGAATCTCTTGAATCTAAATATGGTGTTACAGGATATTTGTCTAATAATTTTGCAAAATGATCACCACATTGTTGGCATGGTAAAAATATAGGTAAATTTATAACAAAATCATAATATTTTTTCTTTGTAACATTTGAAGGTTTTGTTGGATATGTTATTGCCATAGTAAATATAGTAAACCAAAAATGAGGTCCCCAAACTTCTGGATCATAGTTCATAATATAATAGATAAATAATTTTAATTATATAACAATGACATAAAAACAAATTAATATTTAATATAAGTTATAAGATTTATATTAAATTATGAGTACTATAAATGAAAAAAATAATGATATAAAAATATGTCATAATTGTGGTTCAAATGGTCATATATATCACGAATGTAAATTAGCTATTATAAGCATTGGAATAATATTATATAAAAAAAATAAACAAACTAATAAAATAGAATATTTAATGATTAGAAGAAATGAAAGTTTTGGATTTTCTGATTTTTTTTATGGTAAAATTATTAATTATAATTTATCTATTTTAGAAAATGTCATTGACGAAATGACAATTAAAGAAAAAAAAATAATACAAGATTACATAAATGATATTGATATAGATATAAGTGAAAATCAAAAAAAAAGAATAAATACTATTAATACATTATGTTGTAATTCAAATATAATTAATTTAGATAAAACTATTTCTAATTCTTTTACTAAATGGGAAGAACCTGAATGGGGATTTCCTAAAGGACGTAGAAATAATAATGAAAAAGAATTAGATTGTGCGTTAAGAGAATTTGAAGAAGAAACTGGAATAAAAAAAAATAAAATTTCATTAATTGAAAATGTTATACCATATGAAGAAATATTTATTGCTTCAAATTATAAAACATATAAACATAAATATTTTATTGCTGAAATTGATGATGATGCTCTTTATTCATTAGATAATTATCAAAAAACAGAAGTTTCTAAAATTAACTGGTTTACTATTGATGAATGTATCAAAATAATAAGACCATATAATAGTGAAAAAACTAATATGTTAAATAATATTAATAATTTACTTTTATTCAATACTATTGTATAAAAATATTTATTATAAAAAAAAATATAATAATTAAAACTTATATACAATAATATATATATTTATATATGAGTTTAATTAATAATTATATACAATACCCTAATTATGAAAATGACGATTTTAATATTAAAATAGCAAGTAAAGAAGAATTTCGTGTATCTGGTAAACAAAAGAAACCAAAATCTTATGAAGAAATGGAAAAACTTTCAAAAGATATTTGTGAATCCAAATTTACATTAAGACCACATCAAATTTTTGTTAGAAACTTTCTTAGTTTTCAAACTCCTTATAATTCCCTTATTCTTTTTCATGATGTAGGAACTGGTAAAACATGTAGTGCTATTTCTATATCGGAAGAAATGCGCAATTATATGCAACAAATAGGATTTATAAAACAAATTATTATTGTTGCTTCGCCTAATGTTCAAAATAATTTCAGAAAACAACTTTTTGATGAAAATAAACTGCAACAAAGCGGTGATATATTTACATTATCCTCATGTGTAGGCAATGAAATAATTAAAGAAGCAAATCCTAATAATACTATTAAAACAAAGGAAGAGTTAGTTAAAAAAATAAATAAAATTATTGATAAATCATATAAATTTATGGGTTATATTAAATTTTCAAAATGGTTAGAAAAATTAACTCCACTACAAATTAAAGAAATTTTTGAAGATAGATTAGTTATTATTGATGAAGTCCATAATATTAGAAATATTGAAAAATCTGTTAATAAAACTTCCAAGACTACACAAACATCGCAAGGAATATATAAATTAGTTACACATAATTATAATACACGACTTCTTTTACTATCAGCTACACCTATGTTTAATAGCTATAAAGAAATTATTTGGTTACTTAATATAGTCAATAAAAATGAAAAAAAAATGGAGATTAAAAATAGAGAAATTTTTGATACAGATGGGAATTTTTTAATTGACCAAAATGGTAATGAAATTGGAAAACATAAATTTATTAAAACTATACGTGGTTATATATCATTTGTTAGAGGTGAAAATCCATACACATTTCCATATAAATTATATCCTTCTTATTTTTCTGAAAATAAAAATTCTATTATTAAATCAACATCATATAATCCTAATAAACAATATAATGATATTATTATTCCCAATAATTTAGAACATATTGATGTTTTTTTAACAACTCTTCACGAATATCAGCAAAGTATATATGAATACATAATTAATTCTCAAAAAATTAATTTATTAAACAGAAATAATGAAGATACTGATTTACGTGAAATAAATAAAAATGGATATACTAAATTAATGCAACCTATGTACGCTCTAAATATCGTATTTCCACATTCTGATATTGATTTAACTAATACTTCCACTTTTCCTAATGTTAAAGATTTAATTGGGAAAAAAGGGTTCTCCAGAATTGTTAAAAATATTAATTCTTTACCCTTAGAATTTAATCCTGAATATTTGGAATCAAAAAGAAGCATTTTTAGTCCTACTAATATTTCTAAATATAGTGCTAAAATTCATAATATTGTAGAAAGAGTTAAAAATAGCAATGGTATATGTCTAATTTATAGTCAATATATTTATTCTGGTTTAATACCTATTGCTTGCGCATTAGAAGAAAATGGTTTTAGTAATAACTCTAAAAAATTAAATTTTATTTCAGATGATTATAAAAAAAAAAATAATATTAAAAATAATAAAAAATCTTATGTCATCATTAGCGGACAGAAAAATTTTTCTGAATCAATTGAAACAGATATTAATATAGCAATATCTAAAGAAAATAAAAATGGTGATTTAATTAAGGTTATATTAATTAGTAGAACTGGTTCTGAAGGTATTGATTTTAAGAATATTAGAAATGTACATATATTAGACCCATGGTATAATATGAACAGAAATGAACAAATTGAAGGGAGAGCTGTTCGTGATTGTAGTCATAAAGATTTACCTTTTAACGAAAGAAATGTAGAAATATATTTACACGGAACTGACTTACAAAATGATTATGAAGCGTTAGATATTTATCTATATCGAATTTGCGAAAAAAAATCTAAACAAATTGGTAATGTAACAAGAGTTATGAAAGAACATTCCATTGATTGTTTACTTCAAGATGAAAATAATAAATTTCAAATTACCGATATGAATATTACTGCTGATATTAATACATCTAGTGGTAAAACGATTGCTTATGAAATTGGTGATAAACCATATAGTTCGGTTTGCGATTATATGGAATCTTGTCAATATACTTGTAAACTATTTGATGAGGAAAAAAATATTATTAATGAAATTAATTCTATTGGTATTAAAAGTGATTCTAGCACATTACACGAAAATCATATTAATTTAAACATTAATACATTGAAAAATAAAATTAAAGATTTATTTGGTAAACAAGGTTACAAATTAGTATATTCGGAGAAAGAAATTGAACAAATTATTAACTATAACAATCAATATTCACAAATACAAATTGATTTAGCACTATTTCAATTAACTGAAAAAAAAGATATATTAATTGATAAATATAATAATAAAGGGTTTATTATTTCCATTGATGATATGTATATATTTCAACCATTTTATTCTAATAATAAACATATTACAATGGAAGAACGTTCACAAAATATTGGAATAAAACGAGAACATATTGAAATTTTTCAAGATGAAGAATTTGAAACTGAAGTTTCATTTACACTTGATATTGAACTTGCCAAAAAAACTATTTCTAATATCATTGAATTAATTAATAACCAAATAGAAGATGATTTTTATCAATTATTTAAAAAACAAATTATTTTATATTTTACTGATTATGAATATTATGAAAAAAAAATATTATGTGAACGTTTCATTGAAAAATTAAAATTTAATGAATTATGTAATTTATTTATATATATTATTAGTTCTATTAATATAACTAATCAAAGTGACCAAGATATATATTCATATATTCATTCTTATGTTTTTAAACATACTATTGATATTCCCGCGTTTAAATTTATTGGTTTTATTATTCCTAACAAAGAGTTGACTAATTATATTATTATCACAAAAGAAGAAACATCTAATGCTAATGATGAACCTGTTTGGGATTATGCTGATGAATTGAATATTAGTAAAATACAAGATTTTCTTGATGAAAAATTTGTTATCAAAAAAGATAATGTATTTGATATTTATGGTTTTAATTATATTAAAGGCCCTAAAGACAAAAGAACTATGAACAGAAGTATTAAAATTAAATTTTCTGGAAAAAAAACATTAAGTATTGTTGCTTCATCATTGAGAATGACTGATATTACAAAAGCTTATTCTATTATTGATGACAAACTTAAAGATGACGGATTTAAAAAATTTGTTACCAACAAACCTATTACTATTAATGTCAATAGTTTTTACTTAGAATTAATTTTAAGATATAAACAAAATACTAGTGAAAATAAAAAATTTTTTATTTCCGTTCAAGAAGCATTATATAATTCCGGGTCGGAATATTTAAATTTAATTTAATTTTATATTTAATAAAAATAAAAATTGAAAATTATTAATTAAAAATAACATTATATATTAATTATATATAATGTTAAAAACTATTATCAATCAGAATGATGTAAAAAAAAGAGGAGGAGATAAAACTGAAATATTCACTCCTCTATTAGAAACAGACGTTGTATATATTCCTTTTAATAAAATTGGCAAAAATGTTGATGAAATTGTAAAAAAAGAATTAGTTAATAAATTAGAAGGAAAATGTATGAAAGATGGATTTGTTGAAACTGGCTCTTTAGAAACTATAAGTATATCCAGTGGTAATTTAGTTGGTCCAAATATTAAATATACTATCGCATATCAATGTAGGGTTTGCTTTCCTGTTGAAAATATGATTATTGAATGCACTGCTAAAAATATTACTAAAGCGGGTATTAAAGCAATACTATCTAAATATGAAAAATCACCTATGGTTATATTTATCGCAAGAGACCATCATTATAGTAACGATAAATTTAATTCTATTAATGAAAATGATGTAATTAAAGTGAAAATTATTGGACAACGTTTTGAACTTAATGATGAATATATTTCTGTTATTGCTGAAATTGCTTAATTTTCTTAAATATTTGAATATTTGAATATAAACTTTACTTATAACTCTATGTTAAATTTTCTATAAACTTTAACATTCTGTTTATTTCTAATTCACTTAAAGTTTCGTCTTCATTAAATAAATTAAATATTAATTCATCACTTTTATTTATATTTATCCAATTAAAAAATCCTAATAAATCTTTTTTATCTATCATTAATGTTTCACATAAATTTGTAATAAAAATTATATTACTATACTCATTCGAATACTTTGTCAATATTTTTGTAAATATTATTTCTTGCTTTTTCAATATTGTTTCACTTTTTAATGTTATTAAATTATTGTTCTTACTTTTATGAAATATATAATTTGAATAATATGTTTTCATTAATGATGTCATCTCATTAAACTGCCAAATCTGTTTTTGAAACGTTACTCTATCTATAAAATCAGAAAAGCATATATTTGACAATATTTCACTATATACATTTAAAAAATTGTTATCATATTTTTTTACCTGCTTTATTATATTTTCATGCCATATCAATGATGCTATTGTTCGATCATTATCTATTATTCTTACATTATGTGTGTCTATTGATGAATTATTTAAAAATAAATCCAATATTATATCTTTTACATCTAATTGGAAATATTTATAATCCGTTAATAATTCTTCACTTTTTATTGATTCGTTTTTTTTATTTATTAAATTCACCATTATGTCTATCTTTCTCAAATCATTTTGACACGTATTTGCTACTAAATCTATTATATTTTGTCTTTCATTATTTAAGTAATACTTTTTTATTATTTCTGATATCTGTTTTTCACTTGGCTTTTCAATATAATATGAATTGCAAACCTTTATCATGTCTTTTATCTTTTTATCTATTTTATTTCCACCTATGCAAATTATTGGATTATTCAGTGAATCTTCTAACTTCTGTTTTTTTGTTTTTTTTGCTCTCATTAATTTTATTATATTATTTATACAACTCTTTTCACCTCCTATCATTCCATCTATTTCATCCATTACTATCACTATATTCTTCTTCTTTTTATTAAATAAAGACATTACATTATGATTTGACATATTTTGTTTTGTTAAAGTTTCCAATAATGATTTGTTACGAACATCTGACGCATTATACCAAATACTATCCATATTTACTTCTTTTATTATGTTTTTTATTAACTCTGTTTTTCCTACACCTGTTTCACCATATACATATATTCCTTTTGATTTTGTCATATCATTTTTTTCATTCTCAAAATTATTTAAGAAATTTTTTATATCATTTATTATTTCTGTTCTATCTAATTCAATTGAATAATTATTATATGTCATTTGTTTTATTATTAGTTAAAATATATTTTTATCTTTAATTTATTTCTAATAAATAAGGTAATAATTTTGAACTATTATAAAAAATTATATTGCATTTTATAAAACTAAATAAATTTTTATATTTTTTGTTTTTACTCGTTATTTCATTTTCTTTCAATATATTTTCTTTTCCTTCATGTTTTATATAATTCTTAAAATTTATTACTGCTTTTAGTCTTATCATTGATAACAATATTTTTATTTTTTTTATTTTTTTATTCATTATATTATTAAACATAAATGGATAGTTGTAATTATAATGTTTTTTATCTAATAGTCTTAACGCACTATTATTATCAATATGATATATTAAACTTAATTTTGTTTCTTCTTCACCTATATATTTTGCTATTAAATTTAACAATTCATCTGGTAAATCTCTTATTAATTCATAAATAGTCATATACATTTCTATTTAAAAATTTTTTCTTTAGAAATAATTACTTTATATTCTTTAATATTTAACTACTTACATTTTCTTCACTTGCCATTTCTTGACATATTGGACCAATATTAGTTATACCATCCCAACTTTGCTGACAACCTTTTGACCATAAGTATTTTTTACACTTTCCACCAGCACCTTTATATGCTTGAATATTATCAAAATCTATTTCTCTTAAACATTCAGAATTTCCTATATCTCTTACATTCACACATATATCTCCATTTCCATCTTCTTTTTGTTGCTTTTCCCAATAATCTGGACAATCTGCTACTGAAGGAGGCCATGTAGATAATGATTTCTGGTAGTTTAACATTACAGCAACTGTTATTAAAGATACTATTAATAAAATTATTGCAACAATTGATAATGTTGATTTATATTCCATATATATATAATTGCGAAACTTTTTTTTACCTAGATATATATATTATGAATTTTACTGAACTATCTGATTTAGAAAATGATAAACTACAATTTGTTGATACTAAAAAGGAAATGATACAACCTCCTAATCAACATATTTTATTTCAAATGAAAGATAAAATACCTAATGAATCCAAAACATATCACGACGCATTACAAGGAAATATGTATGATACTACTCTAAGCAATGCTTATTTTTCTGGGCAAAATCAAGATATATTGCAAAATGCTATTAGAAAGGGGGTATACGATAAATCTAATGGTAAACACATTGCTCCTAGACAAGACCCTGATGGTCTTAAATCTATTATGAGAAGCATCTTTTTACAACATTCACCTAATAATCCTAATAATATTACAGACCAAATTAAAATGTTAAATAAACTTGTTATTGAATACTCTGTTCCACGTGTATATAATAATGTTGAATCATATTTACATTATAGAAATGATAGTGAGAATATACACGAACCTATTGCACGTCCTACTATGACTAAAACTACTATTCAACTTCAACCTAGATTTTGGTAGTTATTAAGAGATTTTTTATAAATTAAATAACATATATTTAATATGTTATTTAACACCCTTACAGATTATATCTTGTTATCATAGATAAAAGAAAATTTTTTCATTTTTGTAATTTTAATTTTTTCATTTTTTTGACTTTTTTGACTTTTTATTTCTTTTTGTTTTTCTTTTTTCTTTTTTTAATTTTTTATTTTTTTTTGTTCTTTTCTTTTTTCCTCCAAGAGTTTCATATCCATTATCATTATCAATAAAACCTTTAGGACCTGCTGCTGGAGGTTTTATTGGACTACCTGGTGGAGGAGTATAATATGCCGTATTATTATTATTATTTTCCATATTAAAAAATGGCGTTGAACCAAATGACATTGGTTGTTCATCATTATTCGCTTCACGATTCGCTCGTCGTTTTTTTCCTTTTCTATTAGGTGCTCTTGGCGGTGATTTAACTCCTTCTTCGTACCCTCGAGAAACCAAAACATCATTTATTCGAGGACATAATGCCATTTCCGCGTGAATATTTCCGCCAAGTGCATCGCCTCTATAGTTACCATTCATAGCATATCCATGACAACCATGTTCTTCTTTTGTTTCACATAAATGTTCCATTATTTTTACATCACTTTTACCGGTTGTAACTCTAAATTTTTCACCTTGCGTTCCTATAGTGAAAGTTGTATCCAATAATCTTTTCATATGATCAGTCGCTTTTACATAAAATGGGTGTGTTTTCTCTAAATCCATAAATGATAATAAATGCAAATCTTTGGTTGTTTCAAATATATGTATAATATGACCATATTTCTCCGCAACTGCTTTTTTAAAACCAAAAAATGTTATTTTTGTATTTTCAAATATTTTATTTTTAGAACCAAAATATATCATTGTACCCTTGGGTAAAATAAAACACGGGTTTCCGTTTATATTATCTATTTTTGCCTTATTTATTTCAAATTCCATATATATAAAGCTTACAAAATATTATTAAAAAAATAAAAATTATATAATTTTTTTTTTGTTTTTATTTTAAATTTATTTATGTATTTTATTTTATTCGTATCTATTCACACGATGTTAAAGAATTTTTCGTTGCTTCATAATTTGTATATAGTATATTTGTAGTAATCCAAGTTCCCAACCCTAACCACATATTTGACATTACTATTAATGAATTGTGATTAATCCATTCTAAACCTCTACATAATGGATTCATTGCATTCAGTGGAGAAGTTATAACACCCCAAAAAGTTAAAGGAACACATATATTTGCATACAAATGTATACAAATATAATGTAAAATTATCCAACCCAAATAAAATCCAAATGGTTTGTAAACTAATGATGTTATTGTTACAAACATATTATTTATACTTTCCATATTTTCCATATTTTTAAATTCAAACATTTCTTTTGATTTTTTATTCATAATACAAGTAATAAATCAAATAATTATTTTTCAATTTTTATTAATATATATTTTATTATACGTTATTGCTATTTTTTTGTTTTCACTATAAAGTATAATATGCCAAAAGTTTTAAGTATTGATGTTGGAATGAAAAATTTAGGCTTTTGTTTATTTGATGTTGTTGATAAAAAAAATTGGAGTGTATTGAAATGGGATTGTATTAATATTTGTGAAGAAAAAGTCATATTATGTTGCCACGATGTTAAAGGAAATCCTTGCAATAAACTTGCGAAATTTACTAAAAATGATAAACCTTGTTGCAAAAAACACGCTAAAAATTATGCTATACCTAATTCTACCTTACATATATCTAAAATTAAAAAAATGAAAATGAACCAATTATACGATTTTATGGATAAAAACGAAATTCATTATGAAAAACCTATTATTAAAAATAAACTTATTGAATTAATTGAACAACATATTAAAGAAAAATATTATGACCCTATTGTTCCCGTAAGGGCTGATTGTATTAACTTGATTGATATTGGTAGAACTATGAAAAAAAAATTTGACCTACTTTTTGCTTGCGATTTAGCTGATTTAGATAAAGTCATTATTGAAAATCAAATTAGTCCATTAGCTAGTAGAATGAAAACATTACAAGGTATGATTACACAATATTTTATTATGCGCACTAATAGTGAAATTACATTTATGTCTTCTGAAAATAAATTAAAAATGTTTGAAGATAAAAAAGCTAGTTATAGTGAAAGAAAAAAATTAGGCATTCAAAAAACAAATGAAATTATTAACGATACCAATTTTTCTTCTATGTTACAATGGGACGATATTTTTAATAAACATAAAAAAAAAGATGATTTAGCTGACTCATTTTTACAAGGATTATATTATATTCAAAAATAATATATAAAATGATTTACACCCTTGAACATTTTAAATGTGACAAAATATAATAAAAATATATACATTTTTTTATTATATATAGTATCGTAATGGATTATGAGGAAATAATAAAGGCATTGGAAAAAGAACTACAATCTACTAAACAACAACTTCTTCAGGCGGTAAATCATCTTCTACTTTAGTTTACACTTTTTTATTCAATATCATTTTCATTATTTTCATTATTTTCTTTATCTACTATTACTTCCTTTGCTATATTTTTTATTACTTTTTTTGTATTCTTTTCTTGGAAATTTTCCTCACCTTTTCCAAACCTATTTGTTACCATTGTCATATA